CGGAACCAACATATGCCTTCATTGCTTCAAATCTGGCACCATTCCACTGGAATAAACCACCAGATGGAAGACCATTGCTGTCTGCTCCAGTTCCATTCCAGTTTGCCATCGCACCAGGATCAGCCCTAGATTCTCGTGCAAGGTTTAAAACCATTCCCATCGCATGATTAGGAGAAACACCTTTAGATGTTAAATGATCATAGAATTTTTGATACTCTGCAGGAAGACCAGCAAATCCACTAGAAGAAGGATTGCCTCTATTTCCACTTCTGTCAGTATCACCACTAAACATTCCTGCCATTGCTGCAGCAGCTTGAGAGAACATTGCAGAAATGCCAGATCCACCAGAAGACTTTTTACCAATATCAAATCTAAATGCAACCCTCTCAAGTGGATAATCTATTCCAAGTTTATTGAAGATTGAACGCACAGTAGATCCATTTCCACTAGAGTCACCAAAAGCAACAGCAGTGGATACCATTTTGGATCCAGCTGCATTAATAGAATCCACAGAGAACTGCGTAATTCTTCTTCTATCCTCTGGAGTCAGAATTGCTTCCTTACCGTGAAGCATAGCAGGACCAGGACTTGCAAGTCCACGACGAGATCCTGTCGTTCCACTCTCATACTGATTGGGCGTTACGCCTAATGCTTCAGCAAAAAATGCACCTACATTCTCATCAGAAGGAGCAGGTAAATTTGGTTCAATGTGCTTAGTATACGCATCAACATCAATATCTCTAAAAATATCAATCGCAGCAAATCCATATCCAGCAAGTGGAATTGCACTACCAAATGATAAAAATCCACCCTTTACATCACCGAGTGCAATACGAGTGAGACCTTCACCCAATCCATACGCGGTAGAAATACCAGGAATTAATTTTGCAGCAATTTTTGTAGTAAGTTTTTTTGCACCCGCTTTTCCTAATTTTCTTACAAGTGCTTTTCTGACTGCTGGACTACGCAGTGCTCTTGCAGCAAGATTGGACTTACTTAATGCTTTTCCTGCCGCATTATCAGCAGCAGATGTAGCACCCTTAGTTGCAAGAGTGGTAGCAGCTCTCTGAGCACCTTTCTGAGCACCCTTCTGAGCAGCTTTGGACGCCAAACGTCGCCTGACTTGCTTGCTAATTGCTTTTCCTAGTCTTCTACCAAGAAATCCTAGAAGTGTTGTTGATAAATCTCCACCAGCAGTGCCAGTAGCAATCAAACCACGTGTTGTTGATCGGTTCTGCCCCTCTTCTAATTCATTTTCTTTTGCCTTTACCTTGGCATCTTCAGCAAGTTCTTTTTGGAATTCTATCTGTTTGCCAAAGATCTCTAATATCTGATCAAACTTAGTTTCTAATATTGCATTCTGATCAAGAATGAGTTTTTGGGTATTAATAACATCTTGATGAATTATACTCAGTTTACTTGAAGATTTCTCTATCTTCGCTTCTGCTGTTAGTAACTTTACATCAATAGACCCAAAAATCTTAGAGAACTGTCTTCTAAGATTTTTATCTTGTACTGGAACTGATTTTTCGTCGTCACGAAGAAGATCCTGTTTTGCTTGTTCTACTTCCTGACTGGATCCAGATGATCTACCACCATCATCAGAATCCTTTTCCTTTGCTTCTGGAAATTGTGCCGTAAATCTTGCTTCTTTTGACGAATTTCTATCAGTCTCGCCATAAGACTTTCTTGGATCAAAAATGCCAAAAGTTCTACTATAAAGGTCTCCACCAAATTCACTTTGGAGTGCCTTTCCAAACAAAGATCCTGGTTGTGCTTGTTCTAGACCTGCTTCCTCTCTTCGGTTTTTTTCACCCTTTGCCATATTGGCAGCATTAAGAACTTTACCAGCCAAATAACTGGAAAAGTCTCCACTAGATGTTGCCGAAAAGTTTGCCACTATTTCTTCTTCGCTGCCTCTTGTTTTTGCTTAACCTCTTCAAGATATTGCATTAGGAAAGTGGTGTAAACCTCCCTCTCCCACGGCATCATACTTTCAACTTCAGTCAAGCTATATTTATGGTACTGCATGAGGGCAAAGTTCATTCTATAGTACCCTTCCAGATTATTCTGGAAGAGTGCTACGCGAAAAAATTCTGTAGTCCCTCAATAGTGTATTCAGAGTCTTTTCCTGTTTTTGGATTTACGACGGTGAACGTGTGTCTGAGTTTTGGTGAAGTCGTGTAGAATTTCTGAATTTTCTCAAATTGCTTGGTAGTCAAACTATCCACAAATTCACGAAACTCTTTCTTCGTGGTAGTCCCAGAATCATAAACTTCTTCACCTTGAAAAATTTGATCAATGGAATCCGCAATAAATTCGTAAACTTCTTCAGTTTTCATGTCTTTCTGAAGAAACTCCCTTTCAACAAATTGCTTCATGCTTGGATATCGCATGACAATTCCAGATTCTTCGTCAAACATGATTTTGGGGTCATGTCCTTCTGGTTTGAATACTTCAACTTCGTTGATATTAATAACTGCTTCAACTTCAGTCTCATTATCATCCAAACAAGTGACATTCATCACAATTGTCTCGCCAATAGATGCTGCTCTAATCTTCAGGAAAAGATATTCCAAATCAAAGCTAGGAAGTTCCTCAACCTTGATTCTAGAAATAACACAATTTTTGATAAGATCCTTTACTGCATTGATTACTTGCTTTTCGTCTTGTGACTCCAATGCGAGTAAAAGAACCTTTTCCTCTTTTACGAGAAATGGGCGATATTTGATAGTTTTGCCAGTTGATGGCAGTTCAAGCTCATAAGTCGGATAACCAAGTTTTGGCAAAGCCATAATAAGTACCTCAGGTCGTATATTTATTTAGTGCGACTTTTTGACTCAAAAATTAGCGGAAAAAATTTTCCCAGTTTCATGGAATTGAAAAATCAAATTGGAGCTCCAGTAGCAGGATCTCGCGGAACAAATGCAGTGTCAGGACCATTTGTATTTCCAAATCCAGTATTATTTCTTCTTTGCAAAGGAGTACGTCCGTCGCTAGCAGCCTGTGTAGAAGCAGCAGCAGTTTCCGTCCTTTGTTCCTCTTGAGTAGCACTGCTACTAGTTGATCTTGAAGATACTGTCAGATTTCCATATGATACTGTGTGTCTTGCATAGTAGAAATTAACAGTGCATCTAGCAACTTGCGAAGTTCCATACGATAAAGGTACAGCATCAATAGAGTATGGATAACACTTCTCTAGAACATATGTAATTGGAGCTCTATCGTGAGAAGTTCTTGATCCTGGTTCAGTTTTTATAATACGCAAAGTTGATCTATATTGGTCTGAAAATTTTAGTCTGTTGATTCTTGTCTCCGATCTAGCTTTAGCAGCTAAAGCACTTTCAAATGAACCATTATATGTTTGATCGGAACCAACCTCTTCCCCATAAATTGAATCAAACCAAGAAGTAAAAAATTTCAATGCGGTGAGATCCGCGTCAAGCAAAAATCCCAAACTAATATCAGTGTAAATTCTTGTGTGTGGATAATAAACTGGTCCCTCTCCAAGATACCTGTTGTTCACCTGACTAACTCCAGACTGTACGTTTGGAAGTTGTGCCTCATCACACAACATATCAACAATTGCTTTATTGGTGGTGCTGTCATAGTAGTTTGAGATAAAACTCTGACCTGCTGCCTTACCTTCAAAAGCAAACGAAATATTGTATCCAGTAGTAAAGGACATGCCTCCCTTATTACCGATCTTCTGCATGAAATCGTTAATCTTGTGAACTGCCACCGCTAAATACAATCGTGGGACTTTATATATTTATGGCGTACTCTGGACTGTATAAACCCATCAATCCAAAGAAGTACCGTGGCAACCCATCTCGCATCATCTATAGATCACTGTGGGAACGTAAGTTCATGGTGTTCTGTGATAATAATCCCTCAATTTTAGAGTGGGGTAGCGAAGAAGTTATCATACCATATCGCTGTCCAACCGATGGTAGATTACATCGTTACTATCCAGACTTCTATATCAAAGTACGTGAAAAGTCTGGACAGATTACGAAATATATCATTGAAGTAAAACCCAAAAAACAAACAACACCACCGAATGACAAAAACAAAAGGACTGCTGCCTATAAGCGGGCTGCCCTGACGTTCATGAAGAACCGTGCCAAATGGGACGCTGCTCAGGACTTCTGTGAGGATAGGCAGATGAATTTTTTAATCCTAACAGAAGACCACCTAGGAGTATAGACCAATGGCACAAGGATTTGCAACCATCCAGCGTAACTCTACAAAAGAGAACACTGGATACAAAACTCTGTTTGAGAACATAACAGAAATGACTGGGGGTAAACCACAATCATTCTCTTGGTATAAAAATGCAGTAAAGAAAGCATCAGAGAAATACAAAACTGATCCCTCAAAAATCATAAGGGAAGAAAAAGTAGATAACAGAGGAAACGAAGAAGAACCAGATGAAAATCTCATCAGAAGATATGCAGTATCTGGTCACCTCTACATGTTTGAATACAAAGCGAAGATGAGACATCTTCCATACTATGA